CCTTTTGATCCTGGTCCACTTTTACTGTTTTCCTTAGGCGCTCCGGGGGTCGGGGGTCCGGGGAGGGGGAGTACGCAATACCTTTCATCTTTTCCTTTTAGTGGTATTGGGTAAGGTGTTCCAAATGGATCAAACATATCCGCCAATTGTTCTCCTGTATCAAGAGCACCTATATCTTTCCAAGTACCACACGGTCCAGCTTTTACCACTTCACCATTTGGCAGTTTAGTGGGGTACTGCACCACCCCTTGCTTTGGCCAGGGTTTGAGCCCTTCTGGACATTTCGGCACAGCCCCTGTTGTTCGATCGTTTTCACATTGTAACCACGGATCACCTTTTTGTGTAGTCATTTGATTATAAGCTTCCACACCGGATTTATGCTTAGCTCCAGGCGGAATTGCTTCGGGTGTCCAAACATTGGTATTTTGATAGAATAATACCTTCTTTGTACCCTTCATTCGTCTATTTTTTAAATTTGCTGGATTACACATATCATTACAGGATACTTCGGGGTGCCCTTCATCCATAAAAACCATTGTTCCATCAACGCATGTGCAATAACCTGCTCCCCCCAAATTATTTTTTCTTGTTCCACTAATAGCAACATCGCAACCCCTTCTCCCGTTTTTCCAGTCGTCTTCCGATCCAACATCCATTTCATTTTTTAGATTAATAGCATCATCTTCTGATAAATCGGTTTCTTTACCAAAAAAAGTGCGATTTTTTTTCCCGTCTGAGTCTACCCACCAATTCTGAAAAAAACCTGATCTCCCTTCTCTTGTATTTGTCCAACTCTTACAATATTGCTGATGACCTTTAAATTTACTAGTGCCATCGGGATTTGTCCCATCATGTACTCCTATAGCCTTCTGACAACTTTTTTCAAATATTTCTTTCCATTTATCTTCCAAGAGTTTGATACCCTCCTCAATTTGATGTGGCGTAGAACTAACGGATTCCATTTGTTTAACAACCGGATCATTCTCAAGTCCTTGCAATAAATTTGTAAATACGCCTGATGCTTTTTTCAAAGTAGTATTTATACCCGTGGGATCAATATCTTTCATTTGATCTAAAGTGGTTGCGGATTCTGCAACTGCGTTCTCTGGCTGGAGCCACAGACCCGTTCCAACTTTGTACTGTGGAGAACTCGCTAATTTATTATTCAATGTATCAACAATGCTACTAGCTTCATTAGCATCGTTAGCACCATATGTACCAAGAGGCGTGGGATCTACGAGTTTTTCAAAAAATGACGGGTCACCCTGTCGTATTTTTGTATAGTCTTTTCCGGTACCAGGTCGAATCCTATAGGAATTTACGTACGATGCGGCGTTAGTATATCCTTCTTTGTTGTTTGAGGATGATTTTTGTTTATAAAATTGGAGTGTGATATCTTCTGCGTATTCGTCTTTTTCTGTCTTTGTTAACATTTTGAAACCTGGTAGACTTGCTAAATATATCATCCAAGAATCTTGGGCCTTTTTGTCCATGTCATCGAAATCGGTTTTGGGATAACCATGAATTTGGAAAAAATTATCTAATAGCTGTTTTCCAGTTTGTTTTTTATTATCCCCCTCCACCTCTATTCGATCTATGGCACCTTTGAGCAACAACCCTCCACCCACGGCGCCGACAACAAGCCCTCCTCCTGTTATAAGTGTTGATTGACCTAGTAATCTCAAGTGGGTCATTTTATCAAATGCTTTTGTGCCATTTTTCACTTCTCGGAGTTCTTGTTGAAGTTCTGAGAGACTACGTTTGAGTTTATTCGCCCAATTTCGTATTCTTTGCACTGCTTTTCTCAAATCATTAATCTCCTTTGCATCGGCCTCTGCCTCCTTCAGGTCTACAAGCCCCTCATCTATTTCTCCTGCAGCGTCGGCGGCGGTATTGACAAGTTCTGAAATAGCCATCAACGACTCTGGCATTGTGTAGACAATAGCAATTAACATTGCCACGCTAGCAAGTGCCAATAGCCCGCCCATAATAAAATCAAACGCTGGAGATGGTGCTTTGCCTATTCTAGCTGTTGCTTCAGCAGTGGCAAGCTGTTTTTGGATGCAACCTAAAAGATATGCCCTTTTTTTTGCTGGATCTGCATTAGGATCTTGCGCTTTTAAGCATTTTTGCAATTGCTCTTCTTGTGATTTAGTAATTGACCCTTGGATTGTTTTTAATATATCCTGTTCAGACTGTAAGGCATTATTTAAACTATTTTGCATCGTGCCAAGAGATTTTATTTCATTATTATTTGTTGATTTTACGGGAGTGACAGTGCTAAACCCTTCTTTAACACCTCTTATATTTGAACTTAAACATTTAGATTTCATAAGATCCTTACTTCTTATTCGTACACTTTGTTTCATTTTTCTTCTTCGTCGCAACAGATTTTTCCCCTGTTGCAACTCTGTTCCATTGCGAATTGCATTTTTTTCCATATTTCTTTTTATCATGAATGAATCATCTAATTGTGATTTAAAACTCATTTTTATCTATAATATATAGATAAAAAAGTAATATATTTATTTACTAAGTTGTCTAACCGTTAAAATACCTAAAGTAGTTGCAGCAACAAACCATACTATATAATGTAAATATGCAGCATCTAGTTCATTTTGCCTGTCTTGATATTGACTTTCAAGACTATTTTTATTTCTCATTAAAGCATCATATCCTTGTTTTCTCTTCATTAATTTATCAACCTGATTTTTTAAATCTTGTCTTTGTAAATCACGGTGTTCATTAAGTTGTCGAGTAGTATCATTGGCTTTATAAGTTTTTTTAATTATCTTATCAGCCAGTTTCATTATTGCTTTATTTTTTTTTTGAATTTTATCAACCATTGTCTTAATTTTTTTAAAATCATTTTTACCAGTTCCCATCATATTAATGTCTTTTCTATATTTTTTTTGTTCTTTTTGAAGTTGCTCAATAAGATGCTCATACTCTTTTTCCATTTTGGATAAAGCGTGCATTTCATTCTTATCTAAACTAGGTAATTGACTATTATTCTCTAAAGGTTCTTTAATTGATCCTAAACCGGCACCTGTGGTTTGCTCCATTAATGCTAAATGAGGATAAACCGGCGACTCTATTGCACTTTGCATTTTATTAAATCTGGCCCCTTGCATTAACGAAGCTTCTCCTAAATGATTATTTTCTGATTTTTGAGGTGAAAGTAAAAATATTTTTGATAGAAAATCTGCCATGTCTTATAATGTAATGATAGAAAATGTATTTTTATAATTCATTTTAATAATGTCTGTATATGATCACGCTAGCTCCCAAAACCGCGGCTACATAATATGCGGACATCATATAATTTTCCTGCGCTGTGGTTTGAATGTATTTTTCTCTTGGTATAGCTGCTTGTTGTGTATTCATGGTTTGATTTAATATATCATTTTCAATATCTACTTCAGCTTTTAATAAATCTAAATATTCATCTAAATTCTGTATTGCTTTATTATTTTCTATAATATTTGAATTTATTTGACTATGTAACATAAAAGTTTTTGCCCAAATATCATTAAGTTGGTCTTGACTCGAAGGACTAGTATTTTTTTTTCCCTCTAAATATTGTTGTTGCAATGCTTGTCTATAATTATCAATTGAAATTAAAAATTTATTTTGCAATGACCATAATTTATTTTCAAACTGTTTAATAGCGATATCGCTCGTTTCCATCTTATAATATCAATATATTAAATCAATAACACAATCGATAATATTTTGATGTAATAGCAGTCGGCGATGGTCTAATAATTTCTACTACTTCGTTTGGTCTTAAACCAATAGCTTGTGCCACGGGATCAAAACGAGATATTTCTGGAAACTGTTTATCATGTGTAATATAGTATTTTTTCTTGATTTTGTCTTTATCCTCCTGCGATAATACAGTATGATCGGGGACATCAACATGTTTCAAAACATTAAACAAATAATCATTCAAATTATAGATATTGATAAATTTTTTGTCGTTGGTATACACTTGACTAATAATAGACTTTAATCCATCATTAACCTTATATTGTTGAATAATGATAAGTTCATCCTCTGGTTCTAGAACATTTTCAAGGTCAAATAAATCATCAATATAATCATAAATTTGAGCTCCATTTGATTTGATCTTTCCGCTCATATGATATTTAATAAACACCTTTTTTCCTGTTTCAGAATTTGTCAATAACATATCTAGTTGATCATTTTTCCATAAGTTATAAATTTCAGTTACGCTGAAATCTTTGTAATCGGTAACATCGAACCCTCTTTTCTCACTTAATTGATCCAATATGATCGCTCTTGAGCGAAATATTTTCGAAACTACAGGACTATAACTAGCGCTTTGCGACATGATTGTATACTATATACACTTAATTTTAAATATAAATCAATTTATTTAAAATTAATAATTATCCTATTTTTTTTATATCATCATCGCCTCCTTCCATATTTTCATCACCACTGTTTGTCTCTTCTTCATTTTGTGGTGCTAATAAATCCAACCCTCCGTTAAAATCTTCTTTAATTGTAATGCGCATTCTTGGCGGATCCCCTCCTTCTGATGATATTTCGCCTCCTCCTTGCATATCATGTTGTGGTAAAGTAGTAATCTTTTCGTCACTCTGATCGTCGCCAACTTCAACATCAACTTCAGTCTGCGGTTCAACAAAATCAACAGGACTGTTAGGTAAAAATCCTAAATCTTTCGCTTCAACTTGAAAAGCAATAGGATTTTCACTCGATCTTATTGTAGCTTTGTCAGTTGCCATATCCATAGTTACTAATGTATATGTAGCAGGCATGGTTGACTTATTATATTTTTCTGGATCCAATAATTTAACCTCTTCTCCAATATTAAGCAGTTGTAAAATAGAAGACTGTCCTTTTTGTGACTGTTCCATTCCCGGCGATGGTGCCGATGATATAGTACGTAATAAATTGGCATCTACTACTAGTGCCGGACTAGGTCCTTCATTATTAATATTAACCATTGATCCATCGGGTAAAACATATGTAACTGTATAAAGGTCATCTCTTACCAGTTGATTGACTCTTATTTGTGAACCTGATTTGATTTCTTCGCCATTAACAGATTCAAACATATAAGGGTTATCATTGGAAATGGTGATTGGACCATTTTCAGTTGTTTTTGTAAAAACAAGTTTATTTGGGAATACGCTCTGAACAGTATAAATGGTATCTGCAAATCTAACTTTATCGTTAGCTGTAAATGATTTTACTGGTTTGGGTGACTGTATAAATTCTATCTCATCGGCATCTTTCATTTCCAGACCCTCCATCTCGTTATTTAAAACATATACTCCATCCTCGTCTGGTCCCTGTTCAACTGTCCATATTAAATCACTTCCTTTGATTTTAACCTTTTGTTTTTCGACTTGTACCGGAGGTGAAGGTGGTTGTTGAATATTACTTTTAAGGCGTAAATTATTTTCTATTGTAAATGTTTTTCCAGTATTTAAGTCTCTAACGGTATAAGAATCTACAAAGCCACTTGTATCAATCATGGTTACCATAAGCGGTCTATTAGGATCTCCATCTAAATAGTATGTTGAGCCTATTAAAATTTGCACTTGATCAAATGGATTTTGCATTTGATATTCAGAAAATACACCAGGTACGGTTGGATCCGCAGGGAAGCTTGTATCTACTTGACCGCTCCAATCTTCAAACAGAGGCGAGTCCTGTGTCTGCTCCTCAACAATCGATCTATCCATCTCTACATCTTTATAAGCTGTATTATCTTTTACCAATTTCCGATTGGTCTCTTCTGCTACTTCTTCCAAGTTATTTAATCCTGTTAGTTTGACAATATTACTTTCTTTCATAGCTGTTAATTCATCAACATTATCAGCTGTTATTAATCTCATCTGAACATTCATAGCTTGCAACTCTTGATATAATAGTTTAAATGCGTATGGTACCTTAACTATTGAAAAGTCTCTTCCATATTTACTTACGGGGACAATATTTAATCCGCCTTCCAAATTCTCGGTAAATTGTAACGGTCCGTCTGTCATAGGGCTTAAAAATATATTACGACTCTCATTGTAAACCGCAATTGTACCACTCTGATTGCATATTGCCATATAATACTTATCTCCACGTTCCATCATTGATTCATACATAAAATTGGTCATTCCGTGTGCCAATATCGCGTCTCTGTCCATTTCTCCTATTCTTAAACCTCCGTTATTTGCCCGACCTTGTACAGTTTGTCTAGTAAGCACCGTTCTCGGTCCTCTAGCGCGATAATTAATTTTGTCTTTAACCATATGCTTTAATCTTAAATAAAATGTGGGTCCAAAATAAATTTCCGTTTCCAATTGTTCACCTGTCATACCATTGTACATAATTTCATTTCCAGTAGAATGAAATCCATTTTGAGTTAAAATAGACCCGAATTCTTTCTCTTTTGGCCCTACATTATTGAATGCTGTACAATCTCCCGATGATCCGTTCAAAACACACGCTTTACCTATTAATACCTCTACTAAATGACCAATAGTCATGCGTGATGGAAGCGCGTGTGGATTTACGATAATATCAGGTCTAATACCCTTATCATTATAGGGCATATCTTGTTCTTCTAACACTATTCCAATAGTGCCCTTTTGGCCTGCCCTAGAACAAAATTTGTCCCCTATGGCGGGAATACGGTCATGTCGTATTCTAATTTTTGCTAATTTTTTACCGTTCTCCGTAGTTGTTAAAAAGGATTTATCAACATATCCTAATTGTCCTTTTTTAGGTGCTACCGATTCATCAATATAAACCTCATCAGAAGACATGCTTTTAGTTGCTTTGCCAATTAGAATAGTTTTATCATTTACTTCTGAATTTTCTTTAATTAGTCCTGATGCTGGATCCAATTGACTGTAATCATATCCCATCTTTAAACCTACTACATCATTTTTCTCAATATCCATAAATTCACTAGAAATTTCTTTATTTGCAACCTTTGTTTCTTCTTCCTCTGATTCATATACATTAAAATAAGTTGTTCTAAATAACCCTCTGTCTAATGCAGATTTATTTATAATAACAGCGTCTTCTACATTGTATCCTGTATAACACATAATTGCAACGATAGCGTTAACTCCATACGGATGTTTATTTTTTGTAATTGGTGTATAATATCGACTTCTAACAATTGGCGTTTGTCCATAATTAAGCAAAATTGCCGATTTATCCAATCTATTTTGATAATTTGTATGAAACATTGAAACAGCTTGTTTACTTTGACCGCACGAAAATGCATTACGAGGATAAGGATTTGTAGATGGAAAAATAACTTGATTGGCCATCATACTTAAAATTACAGATGGATGTATTTCTTTATGTGTAATTTTACTTTTTATGAATGTATCTTTTTTCTGACTATATGATGCCAACATCACGCCTTCCATTTCTTGCGTATCTAAATATTCAATAATGGCCATAGAGTCTACTAAATCGATTGTTTTACTATATAAATCGGTTATTTTGTAGATTTTTTCATTTGATATTTTCACATCTATCTTTTTCTTAGCAGTACCCAACACACATTCATTCCAACTTAACTCTCCTGTGGATATTTTATCTAAAATATCTCCTTTTTCATAGCTTAATTCATCGCCAACAACATGTAACAATGGATGCAATGGACGACCCGCGTCAGTTTGAATATGTATTTCATTTCTCTTAATATTCCAACTGATACTGGTATATATACTAAATAATCCGTTACGCCTGTAAAGAATAAGACGGTTTTTCATTTCCAATGGCGTTATGGTAACACCAACCCAAGCGCCATTTATAAAAATTTTGCTAGCATTTGATAAATATTTTAATTTACATTCTTCTAATAATTGCATGTTAAATCCTTCTTGTCTAAGATACTCAATAAATGGATATCCGGATATTCTTTTTGTAATATTTGTAAGTATGGAAATATGTTTATGAAGGCCGACATTTCCACCATCGGGTGAATGGATGGGGCACAAAATTCCCCATTGTGTGCTGTTAATTAAACGTGGTCCAACCACTTTTGCTCCATCTGCTGCGATCGGGGTATTTGTTTTTCTAAGTTGTGCTGTTGTGGAAAAAAATGATAATCTACTCAAGTCTTGTAACACTCCTGGCTTTTTAGTATGGGCCTCAGATCCCCAATCTCCTTTAAATGCTCTAGCAAATCCTGCTTCTGTTATTCTATTTCTAAAAATAATAGACTGATTATCCATAATTAATCGAATAAAATCGCGGTTTTGATAACTTGAAGCGCTTTTCTTAACAGCATAAAAATATTCCTTATCCATCTGTAAAAATATATCTTTTTGTTGCAATGTGTAATATTCTCTGAAAAGATCATAAATTAAAGTACCCGAAATTTCAATTCTTTTATAAAGATAACTATCTCGATCAGTGGGTTTTTCTTCTCCGTGAGATACAGAAAGGATTCTTTTAACAATATATCCTAGGTAAAGAGCCTTTTGTGTAAAATTTAATTCACCAATATGAGGTAAAAAGTAAATCATCAAAATTTGCATAGCGTGTTCTAGCGTTTTGCCTTTGGTAAGGGAAGCTATGTATTTTAAAGCTGCCTGCTGTGTAAATACTAACCCAGCGTCGTGTACAGATGGCCTTAAAGCTTCTACATAGTGTGCATATCTATCCATATCTAATATACAATGTTCAATAATGCTTTTATCTGATATCACGCCTAATGCTCTCATTACGATAAATAAGGGGACGGGTTTTCTTACATTCGGAATAGAAACAACCAATTGTCCATTTGAAGACATGGGTTGTTCTTTTATCATTTTAACTGCTAATGTTCTGGTCGGTTTGGATGCGTCTTCCGAAACAGATCGAATTTTTGCCGAAAAAGACACCATATCATTTATATCTTTTTGAATTAAAAGCATGTTATCAGCAAATTTTTCTTGAGATACAATAACTTTTTCTTTACCATCGATAATAAAATAGCCACCAGGGTCATTGGGATCTTCTCCCATATTTTTTCTAACTTGTGGAGCCATTCCTTTTAAAATACATAAATCGGATTGCATCATAATTGGAAATTTACCCATATAAATTTTTTCTAATGTGATATTCTGTGTTTCAATGACATGTTTATTTGATCCATCATTTTTTGGAATATATAAAGTGAATTCAATTTCAACATCATAATGAATGGTGAATGAATAATTAAAATTTCGCAATCTTGCTTCATTAGGATACATTAGTTTATTCTCTCCGTTTTCATCATAAATTACAGGTTTACCGTAATAAACTCTGGTTCCTTCTCTTCCACCAATATAAAGTTTAGCATTGTATTTGTACTCTTCGATATTTAATGTTTTGGTTGGACCATTGCCTACAGCAGTTTTCCAGCGCTGATCTAATTGAGCTTCATTCTCATCAGAAAAAAACTCTCTCATTTCATCATATGTAATTGGAAGTGCTCTTCCATTTGGTAAAGTATATCCTACAAATTTTGTCTCTTTATCAATTGTAATTCGTTCTTGATTTTTAAATAAATGTATTGGATTTTTTTCTTTTAATAACTGTGACAATCCATTTTTAAAAAAGTCATTATAAGATTCTAGATGATGGTTTATTAAAAATGATGGATTATCTTTAAAATAAAGGTTCAGTAATTTCCATGAGACAGGATTAAAACTCATTCTATTATATCTTATGTTTATATTTTTAAAGAGTTTTTAACTAGAAAAGATTATTATTATATTAATAATATTCTTATCTCATATTAGCCAATAGTAATAATGCTATGATAACAAACATTAAAAGAAACGGTAAAAGCACTAAAAACCACGAGATACCGCCATATCCATATTTGCAAAGTTGGTTAAGTAAAAAAGTCCAAATTAAAACATATATAGCTTTAAATATAAAGAATAACATATTATGATGTTCTAAAGGTACGGTATACCTACCAACAGTATATGTATTTGGCGATGAATAATTCTGCATCAATAATGCTAAAATACTTATAACAGACAAAATTAAATATAATTGAGAAGGCGTACATAATGAATTATACATTTTAGATAAATTTTTCATTATATACATAGTAAAGATAACTTTTGTATTTAATTATATCCAGCTTTAAACTTTGAAGCTTCTAACGATCCATCCTTTACATATTGATGCATTGGTATATCCCCTGGCGTCAAAGAAACTGATTTATTAATTGGTTGTCCCGCCGTATAATTTGTCATAGGTGGTTCATTTGTTGGACCATATCCATTATATTGACTATATAAACTTCCGGCCAAATTACCTGATTTATAAAAAACATCTCTTAAGTCAGTGCCACCAGGAATGGCTTCAATTACATCAGAAAGTCCTCCTCCCCGATAACGGCGACGTCTTCGACGTTTTCTGCTTTTTTTGCGCTTGCGAGTTTTACGCTTTTTGCGCTTTTTATGTTTTCTTTTTCTCTTCTTTGTTCGCCTTCTTTTTCTCCCTCCCGATTGTTTTTGAGGATTAGTTGATTCTGGTGCCTTCATAACTCTATTATTTTTCGCATAATAATATTGTTGCTCAGAGCCTCTAGTAGCAACTTTTGTAATACCAGGCGATGGAACAAGAACCGCTCCGTTTGGCGGGTAAGCATTTGTAGGTGAAAAAGTTGCAGGTGTCAAAATCATATTTCCTGTACCGGAATAACCACCCCTATGTTTTGTTCGTCTATGTTTCTTTTTAACTCGAGTACGCCTTTTGTGTGATTTTCTACGTTTGTGTTTTAACGTTCTTTTTCCTCCAGTCAAGCTATTTCTACGCATATATATATTTGTAAGATATTTATTCAATATCAACGTGGGTCAACATGTGTCTCCGACAACATATTCTTGTTAGTCCTAAACTATCCAAAACAACTCCTTCTGGGGTTTTTTCAGCGTAATCTTTTGTTAAATAAACTACTTTATCAGGATCTTGCTCTTTATCTAGTTTCATTTTCCTAACCTCTCTGGTATAAAACATGTATTTGTCTGCCAAAACTTTACCGCATGTAAAACATTTCACTGGAATAATCATTGTTCTTTAATTTATATAAGATAAGAAATATATAAATCAATTTTTCTAAATATTAATTTCTAAACCTTTGAAAAAAGTTTTAACATATTTATCCGCATTGAATGTAGCTCCTAAATCGGAACCAGCCACGCATTTTTCTTCAGTATTATCAGCTTCGTCTGGTTTACTATGTGTCCATACACAACTATTGGACATATTGCAAGTTTCAGAATCTAAAAGAGAATTACACATTTCATGACATTGATAAGGATCTTTTTTACATGTTTCATCAAACGCTTTTGCTCCATTTGTTTTGGGATCGAAAAGTAAACTTTCAGCGAACGGATTTTCAAAAGCTTCCACGGTTGCTACTTTTACTAAATGGTGTTTCGCTTTATGGATATGAATATCGTGCGTTACCATATAAATGGTAATTAAACAAAAAACTAAAACCATAAGTAATATCTGTAAAAAGTATTTTTCCATAAATAGTATACTGCCTTTAAAGAAATTTACCATTATATATATCATTACATATTAATCTCCATAGTTTTATAACCTTGTGTCGTTTTCACGCGACGATGTACGGTTTCATTGCGTGTAAATTTGTCATGGCATTTTTTACAGACTGCCATAAGATTAGCTTTATGGTTTTTATGAAATGTTCTAATGAATCCCTCTTTATTGGCCATTTTTTGCGGATTCATATGATGTATATCTTGGGCTTTCTTATTACATATTTCGCAATTTCCTTTTGTTTTTTTAGAATTATATGTGGTGGTTTTTCTAGATAAAATAACATTTGTACTAGGATTATCCGAACACCTTAATCCGTTTGCTATATCTAAAAACTCTTTAGGCATGGCCAATGACTTACAAACTTCTAAACCATACAGTCTAGTTCCAGATCCATTCTGTAATTTCCTATTGTAAATTAATGAATCCGTTTCAGGATCATATTCAACTACCATATGTTTCATAACTAAACGATCTAATTTCAATATATCTTCTTTATCAGTTAATTCATGAAAATGAGTAGCAAAAATAAATGAGGCATTTCTCTCATGTAACCACGCCAAACCCGCTCTAATAATATATAAGGCAGATGATGT